GTTATGTTTCTTCTATTGAGAAATTTAATTGTGCTCAACCTTATCAACGCATGACTGTTAGATCTAACGGACATATTCTTCCTTGCTGTCTTTTTCATGGAATTGATATTCCTGTTGCAAAACTAAAACATAATATTGAAGGTGTTGAGATGAAAGGTGATGATGGTATATTTTTTGATAATGATGATGCAAGAAAAAGAATTTCTAAACTTATGATTAGATCAATTGAAGAAGCTTGGAATAGTGAAGAAATGAAATTTTTCAGAGATATTCATAAGAAAGGAGAGTATTGGAGAAATGAGTCTTGTAAAAAATGCGTTGAATCTTCTTATCATTCTTCTGAAAATTAATGACACCTCATATTGAAGCAAAGAAAGGAGATTATGCAGAAACTGTATTATTGCCTGGTGATCCACTAAGAGCAAAATATATTGCAGAAAATCTTTTTGATGATTTTGTTATGGTTAATTCTGTAAGAAATTGTCTTGGATATACAGGAACATATAAAGGCAAAAAAATATCTGTTCAAGCAAGTGGGATGGGTCATGCTAGCTTAGGAATTTACGTGCATGAACTTTATAATTTTTATGATGTAAAAAATATAATACGTGTGGGAACATGTGGGGGAATATCTGATAAAGTAAAAGTTGGAGATATTATTGTTGCAATGACATCATTTACTGATAGTTCTGTAACTGAACAATTAGTGTCGGGATTCAAATTCTCTCCTTGTTGCGATTATAAATTATTAAAAGGATTCTTAGAACGTTGCCCTAATGCTCACGTTGGAGCAATTTGTTCTAATGATTATTTTTATCAACCAAATCAAAATTGGTGGAAACCACTTCAAAAAGTAGGAGTGCTTGCTGTTGACATGGAAACCACAATGTTATATACTATCGCTATGAGATTTGGTAAATCTGCTCTGACTGTCAATCAAGTTTCAGATCATCTTTCTGGAGGAGAATCCTATTCTTCTACTCAAAGACAAACTGGTTTAAACGATATGACAATTGATATTTTGAACGGAGTTCTTTAATGAATTACAGTGTATCTTTCACAACCTTTAATAAAAGGTTGGAGCCATTTAAAAATATTTTTACAAAAATAAAATCTCAGAGGGAGGATATTGAATGTACCGTAATTATTAACGGTGTATTGAATGAGCCTTTTGACGAAAAATATAGAAAAGAAATTTTAGAATTTTTAACACCATTTAAAAATACATTCCCAATTATGTTTCCAGAATTTAGATCCATATCTAAAAAATGGAATACTGCTTGTCAAATGTCAAGACAAGATAATGTTTTAGTTCTTCATGATGACGTAGATGTTGATGATACATTTATGGATGATTTTGAAAATATATTTCCTCAACATGAAGGTGAATGTTTTATTTTAAATGGTGGAATGGGTGCTATAGTTTTAAACAAACAAAGAATGCATGAGGTCAATTGGTTTGATGAAAGGTATTTAAGTATGGGTCATGAGGATGGCACTTTTCATATGCAATACCAAGCCAAATATGGATACCCAACAAAAATAGTTAAAATACCATCATACTTTACAGAAGAACTTCCTTGGCAAATAGATTTAATAAAAGATGAAAGTCGTAAAGATGGTAGACTTCCTGGCCAAAGAGCATACGCACTTGGAGGTGGCCCTGATAACTCTGTAAAAGACTACTCTCTTTTTAATGATGAAATAAATGACACTATAAGGATGGGACTCCCAGTTTATGGAGTATCTCGGCAACAACAGTATCCTTATGAGGAATACTTTTGGAAAAATAAAAACAAAATATAATTCTATAACTATGAAAAAAATTGCTATTCTTGGATCAAGTGGCCAAATAGGTGCATATTTGACAGAGTATTTTACAAAGAAAGGACATCTTGTGAGAGAGTTTGATATCGCAAATGGCCAACATGAAGACATGACACATATTCCAAATCCATTTTTACGAAATGTAATTATGGATTCTGATTTTGTTTTCTTTCTTGCATTTGATGTAGGTGGTTCACACTATCTAAAGAAGTATCAACATACTTTTAAATTTTTAGATAACAATACTCGAATGATGGCAAATGTATTTGGATATTTGAATGAATATAAAAAACCATTTGTATTTGCATCATCTCAAATGAGTAACATGTCATACTCTCCATACGGTGTGATGAAAAGAGTTGGTGAGTTACATACTAAATCTCTTGGTGGTTTAATAGTTAAATTTTGGAACGTGTATGGTATCGAAAAGGATATGGAAAAAGCACATGTTATTACAGATTTTATTGTAAAGGGATTCAAAACTGGTGTTATAGATATGATGACAGATGGAACTGAAGCAAGGGAGTTTCTTTATGCAGAAGACTGTTGCGAAGCGTTGGAAACCGTCATGGGGAACTATGATCGACTCACTTCTGATGATGAATTGCATATCACTACTGGTAGCTACACAACTATACTGGAAATTGCACAAAATATACAAAAATTATTTTCCAACATCGGAAAAGAAGTTGTAATCAAACCAGCAGAATCTAAAGATGAAGTACAAAAGGATGCAAGAAATATACCAGATCCATACATAAAACAATTTTGGAAACCTAAGACTTCTGTTAAAGAGGGTTTGAAAAAAGTATTCGAGGATATGAAGGATGATTGGATTTGATCACTTAGGAAATCTAGGTAGACTTGGTAATCAAATGTTTGAATATGCTGCTCTTCGTGGTATTGCAACTAAACATGGGTATGATGTTTGTATTCCACCTTCAAATCATGAAGGTATTGAAAATTATAGTTTACATGAATGTTTTAATTTGGAACATATTTCAACTGGGTTTATTAATAACGAGAGATATGCCATAGAACAAACCTTTCATTTTAATAAAGAACTGTTTAATGGTTGTCCAGATAATACAAGTCTTTATGGTTTTTTTCAATCTTGGAAATATTTTTCTAATGCTCAAGATTTAATTAGAAAAGAATTTACTTTTAAGAAAGATATTTTAGATCCTTGTTTAGATTTTATGAATCAATTTGAGGGTAAAGAACCCATCATGCTTCATGTAAGGAGAGGTGATCCTAATCTCACAGATCCTCGTGGATTTAAATGGTCATACACACAGTGTTCATCACAACATCCACCACAACCCATAGAGTATTATGAAAAAGCCTTAAAAAATTTTGATGATAATCAACCTGTAATTGTGTTTTCAGATTCGATGAGTTGGGTAAAAGAACAAGACTTTTTTAAGGGTGATAGATTTATGATGTCAGAACCAACAGAGAAATATAATGATGGTTCTTTCACCCCATATATAGATTTGTGCTTGATGAGTTTGTGTTCTCATGCTATAATAGCAAATAGTTCCATGAGCTGGTGGGGTGCTTGGTTGCAATCAAACCCAAACAAAAAAGTTATTGCACCAAAGATGTGGTTTGGATCTGCTTATGCAGATAAAGACACTAAAGATTTATATTGTTCTGATTGGATTGTTTTATGAAAATTTTTGTAACTGGTTGTGCTGGATTATTAGGTTCAAATTATGCTCGTCATTTGATTGCAAATGGTCATGAAGTTATTGGGATTGATAACTTATCTGGTGGATATAAAGCATTTGTTCCGAAAGGAGAAAAATTCACTTTTGTTAAACTTAACTTAGAGAGAAGAAAGAAAGTTGCTGAGTTATTTGAGGAACATAAACCAGATGTATTATTGCATTTTGCTGCGTATGCTGCAGAAGGACTATCACCATTTATTCGTAACTTTAATTATAGGAATAATCTTATATGTTCTACCAATTTAATAAACCCTTCAATAGAACATAATACAAAAGTTATTTTTACATCTAGTATGGCAGTATATGGTGAACAAGAACCACCATTTACAGAAGATAAACAACCAAGGCCAGAAGATCCATATGGTATAGCAAAATATGCAGTTGAGTGTGATCTTAAGTTAGCAAATCAACAATTTGGATTACGTTATAATATTATAAGACCACATAACGTTCTTGGAATTTATCAAAATATTTGGGACAGATATCGAAATGTAATTGGTATCTTTATTCGCAGAACTTTGAATGGAGAACCACTATTAATATATGGTGATGGTGAGCAGACTCGTGCATTCTCTGATATCAAATACTACATGGATCCATTTGATAAGTTATTGAATGGTTTTGACGGAGAGACATTTAATATTGGTGCAGACAAATATTTTACGCTAAATGAAGTTGCAAAAACAGTTCAAAGTATTGGTAAAAAATATGGATATGATGTTGATATAGAACATGGAGAACCAAGACATGAAGTGAAGCATGCGTATTGTGATCACACAAAAGCAAAAAATGTTCTAGGATTTAAAGATAATACTAATCTTAATGAACTAATAGACGAAATGTTTGTTTGGTCGATGAAGCAACCAAATAGAAAGATAAAAGATATGGATTATGAAATTACAAAAGACATGTACGACTACTGGAAAAAATGAAGAAATTTATTGAAAGTGCATTACATGGTGACATGGATTCTGATCGTCATCTCATATCAATTTTTGCGATGGCACTTGCCTCTCATGGAAAAACATACGTTGAGTTAGGTGTAAGAGAAGGACATACATCAGAACCATTATATGAGGCAGCAAAATTAAATGAAGGTCATTTATGGTCTGTTGATTTAAATGACCCATCAGAATATAAACCAAAAAACGGTCATTACACTTTTGTTAAATCTGATAGTATTAAATTTTTAGAAGAGTGGCCTAAGGAAAAGAAAATTGATGTTGCTTTTGTAGATGATTGGCACTCTTATGAACATGTCAAGAAACAGTTAGAATTACTTGACAAATTGGTAGGGCCAAGTAGTATAATATTATTACATGATTTGATGTATGGAAATACTGAACCGTTTTATCATACAGATCTTTCACATCATGAAGGACAGTGGGCATCAGGAGGCCCATATCGTGCTGTTGCCGAACTCGATCCACAGTTTTGGGAATGGTCAACACTACCTTGGAATAATGGTCTAACTATTCTAAGAAAAAAATACAGTAACAAATATCATAGGAGATAAAATGTTAGCAGCAAGTATTCATGAACATGCTGGTTTAGGAAATCAAATCTGGAGATATGTTTGCTGCAGAGTATTTGCAGAAAATCTTGGATATGAATGGGGTGTGAGTAATCCTGGTTGGAGAGGGCCATTTTTGAATATTGATTGGGGAAAAGATGTAGATTTAAATGTAGAAGAGGATTCTGACTTTAAAGTTACTGATCAGTTTCAACACTATCATAAAGAAAAGTTTATTCCATTTCCAGAAGTTGCAGGTGAAGTTGGTTCTCCTGATCCAGAATTTTTAAATTTAAAAGATAATACTTATATAAATGGTGTCTTTCAAAGAATGAGTTATATTGAAGAGCATCGTGATAAAATTTGTGATTGGTTAACCTATGATGATAAATTAAAAGTTACTGATTATTCTTCAGAAAATATTTGTGTCATACAATTACGTGGAGGCGACTATACTACAGGACATGCCATGTTACCTCCAGAATATTATCATAATGCTATGAGGCACATGAGAGATAATAATCCTGATGTTAAATTTGTAATTGTAACTGATGATGCTAATACTGCAAGAAGATTTATACCTAATGTTCCTATCGTAGGATCTGCAGTTTCTGAAGAAAAAGATCCATATCAAAAAAATATATCTTGGTATGTATATCCTGGTGGGCCAGTTTCTATTGATTATAGTATATTAAATACAGCAAAGTATGCTATAATATCTGCATCTACTTTTGCTTTTTGGCCTGTGTGGACAAATAAAGAACTTCTCAATGTAATCGCACCAAAATACTGGTTTGATTGGTCACGATCTGACGGATGGTGGAGACAGCAAGATAGTATTGTTAATGATGAAAGATGGTTGTGGTTAGATAGAGATGGTGATCTTTACAGAAGTGATACTTGTATTGAACATAGACAAATTTACGAAAGAGGTAAGTCATGATTTATGATTGTTTTATTTTTAATAATGAGATAGAATTACTTGATCTTCGATTGAATATTCTTAGTCCATATGTTGACAAGTTTATCATAACTGAAGGAGATAAAACATTTTCTGGAATACCTAAAGAAAGTGTTTATCTTCAAAATAAAGACAAATTTTCTAAATGGGAAGATAAGATAATTCATAATTTTATTAATATACCAGAACTTCCAGATACTTGGTCACGAGAAATTTATTCTCGAAATTCTCCAATGTCATTATCAATTTTTAATGATGATGACTTAATTTTAACAAGTGATTTAGATGAGATTCCAAATCCAGAAGTTATAGAAGCAAAAGATGAATGGTTAACCGATGACACACATTTTTCTTTTCAACAAAAAAGATATGTTTACTATATCAATAACTATGAAACTGATATGTGGTTTGGTACAAGAGCTGCCACATACAAATACATGAGAAATAATACGATTGATAATATTAGAGAGAATACTGAAAGGGAAGAAAAATTAACTGGAAGTATTATTACAAACGGTGGATGGCATTTTACCTTTTGTGGTGGAGAGGAAATGGTTAGAACAAAAATTAAATCATTCAGTCATACAGAACATAATACTTCAGCAGTTATGAATAATTTAAAATCCAGAATGGAAAATAATAAAGACCCTTTACTGAGAGATTGGTATCAATATCACACAGTAGATATTGATGATTCATTCCCCACATATATTGTGGAAAATAAAGATAAACTTACAAAATGGATTAAATGATTAACCTGCCAGAAGTCACATTATTTTCAATTGATACCACTTCTGATATAGAAGGAACTATCAAAGCTGTTCATACTAGCATGAGTGGTATAAATTTTGGTGCGATTAAATTAGTAACAACAAAAGAAAATATTGAAAAATATTGTAATCAATTAGAACCTGATGGTATAACTCTCGAAGAACCAGTGATGGAAGTTAAAAATTATAATCATTATAATTACTTTGTCATTCATAAACTTCATGACCATATTGATACATCTCACTGTTTGTTAGTGCAACCAGATGGTTTTGTTTTGTTTCCAGAAAAGTGGGAAAACTCATGGTTAGATTATGATTATATTGGTGCACCTTGGCCAATCGTAAAGGACTCTTATATTGATCCATTTGGTAATCATCATCAAGTAGGAAATGGTGGATTCTCACTAAGAAGTAAAAAACTTTTAGAAGTTCCTACTAAAGTAGATGTACCTTGGGAAACTAATAATAGTGATTTTTATAGGATGCCACCAGGTGTGGTAAACTATCATGAGGATGGTAATATATGTGTCCATAATCGTCATATATATGAGAAAGAAGGTTGTAAATTTGCTCCAATTAATGTTGCAGTAAGATTTTCACAAGAGAATAGAATTCCAGAGTGTGAGGGTATAACTCCCTTTGGATTTCATTATCGTTTACCACCAGGAGTTACATTAGAATCATGATTGGAATAGTTGGTAATGGCTTTGTCGGTAATGCAGTTCATCAAAATTTTAAAGATAAAGTTCCATGTAAAGTATATGATGTAGATAAAACTAGATCTTTGAATACACTTGGTGAAGTTATAGATCAAGATTTTATATTTGTTTGTTTACCAACTCCGATGAAAAGTAGTGGTGAATGTGATTTATCAATACTAGATAAATTTTTTGAAGAACTACCAGAGCATATAGTAGGAACATTTGTTTTAAAATCCACGGTGCCAATTGGAACTACAGAAAAATATTACGAAAAACATAATATAATTCACAACCCAGAATTTTTAACAGCAAGAAATGCTATTCAAGATTTTGCTAGTAACGAAAGAAATATTGTTGGTGGTGATATGGATCTTTGTATTGATTTTGTTCATATGTTCGAAAAGTATTTCCCACATATTCCAAGTATTATTACAACGTCAAAAGAGAGTGAAGCAATTAAATATTTTTCTAATGTCTTCTTAGCATATAAGGTTGCATATTTTAATAAGATATATGATTTATGTAAAGCAGCTGGAATGGATTATGATGTGATTCGTGAAGGATTAGTTGCTGATAGTCGTATAGGTAATTCTCACACTCAAGTACCAGGTATAGATAATGATAGAGGTTTTGGTGGAACTTGTTTTCCTAAAGATTTAAATTCATTAATTGTTCAAATGGAGTCACATAATTTGAACGCTGATATGTTTAAAGAAATATGGAAATACAATCAAGAAATTAGAACTGTTATTGACTGGCCTGTAGTATGATTGGATTTGATAGATTAGGAAAAAACGGAAGATTTGGAAATCAAATGTTCCAATACGCTGCCCTCAAAGGTATTGCAAAAAATAATGATTATGATTTTTGTGTTCCATCTGGGCCAAAAACAGAAGAGGATTTTTATGATGAAGAAAATCAGCATAAACTTTTCATAGCATTTGAAATGTCAAATGTAAAGGAAACTGGTAATTTTTCTGGAAATTATTTGCAAGAAAGCACATATACATTTGATAAAGAATTATTTGAAAACTGTAAGGATAACGTTAATCTTTATGGATTTTTTCAAACTGAAAAATATTTTAAACATATCGAAGATGAAATAAGAAAAGATTTTACTTTTAAAAAGGATTGGTTAGAACCATGTAAAGAATGTTTCGGAGACGATGAATATATTGGACTTCATATACGCAGAACTGATTATGTTCAAAAGCAAAGTTATCATCCATTATGTACATTAGATTATTATGAAAGAGCATTAAAAAAACTTCCAAACATTCCAGTAATAATTGTATCCGATGATCCAGAATGGTGTGGTGATCAAGAGTTATTCAAACCAGATAGATTCTTAATTTCAGATTCTGGTAATAACATAGTTGATATGTGTATACTATCTTTATGTAAATATCATGTTATCGCAAACTCATCATTCTCTTGGTGGGGTGCATGGTTAGCAGAAAGTGAAAAAGTAATTGCTCCAAAAGTTTGGTTTGGATCTCAAGCTAATCTAGACGACAATGATCTTGTTCCACAACACTGGGAGAGAACCTAATGCCAAGATTTAGTATAGTTATTCCAACACATGATCGGGGAGAAAATGGCCCTAAATGGATGAGAGAACTACTCGATTCATTAAAGATACAAACCTTCCAAGACTTTGATATAGTTGTTCCAGATCAAAGTAAAAATGATAAAATTTTAGATACGTGTAAGGAGTATTCTGAGGATTTTGAATTCACTTACATTCGATATAAAGGAGAGGTTCCTTGTGAAAATATTAACATAGGACTTAGAGAGTGTACAGGTGAGATTGTAAAAATAATATTCTCTGATGATGTAGTTGTAGATAAAAATGCTTTACAAATAATTAATGATGCTTACATATCTACAAATTGTAAATGGGCTTTTAGTGGTTTTTGTGGAACTAAGGATGGTAAAAATACACATGATCATCGTATTCCTCGATGGACAGAACACACTCTTGATGGACGTAATTTATTAAGTAGTCCATCAGTGGTTTCTTTTCTAAATGAGTGTAAAGTTGAGTTTGATGAAAATTTAAAACTACTATTGGACGTGGATTTTTATCATCGAATAAGAATGAATCATGGGCATCCACATATAATACCAGAAGTATTGGTTGCAAATCGAGAACATGATGATAGAATAAGTAGTAATGCCACTTCCAAATATGATTGTGTTGTGGAACATCCAGAGGGTGGATGGTTAATGAACAGTAAAGAATTACAATACGTTAGAGAAAAGTATCCTAACTTCTTTCCTCATAGAAAATATCCTGATGAAAACTGATTTATCTCAAGCTACTTTTATTATTCCAATAAGGATTGAATCCCCTGATCGTCTTAGAAATGTTATAACGATTACAGCATTTTTAGTAGAAAATTTTGATACTAATATAATAGTCAAAGAAGTTGATTCTAAATCAGTATTTCAAGAACAAGCAATGCCGATATTAGAGGAGATTGTAGAGGGTGATATATGGAAAAATTTTAATTTTATTTTTGAAAGAAGTGATAAACCTTTGTTTCATAGACAGAGAGTTTTGAATGAAATGATAATGGAAGCAGATACAGATATAGTCGTTAATTATGATTGTGATGTAATACTTCCAAAGGAATCATACAAAAGTGCATATGATAGTATAGTTGATGGTGAGTGTGATGTTGTATATCCTTATGGTCAAGGAATGTATCAGAAACAGGTGTTAGCCACAGATGAAGTTGTTTCTAATTTTCTAGATAAAACTGATTACTCACATTTAGATTCTGTTTCTAAAACTCATACATCAGACTTTGGTTGGGCACAATTTTTTAAGAAGCGAGTTTACATTGATGGTGGAATGGAAAATGAAAACTTTAGAGCATATGCACCAGAAGATAAGGAAAGGTTTTACAGATTCAAAACTTTAGGTTATAATATAGGAAGAATTAATAATTATGTTTATCACTTGGAGCATGCAAGAGGAGAAAACTCATGGTTCTCAAATCCACATATGAAATCTAATATGTCAGAGTGGGAAAAAATTGAGAAGATGAATAAAGAAAGTCTTTTAAAATATTATTCACAACAAGATTATTTGAGGAAGTACAACAAATGAAAGCATTAGTCACTGGACATCATGGATTTATAGGAAGTCATGTTTATGAACATCTATTATCACATGGACATGAAGTTGATGGATATGATCGACCCCATGATTTGGGAGATTTTAAAACAAATAAAATTTACGATGTAGTCATTCATCTTGCAGCAAATGCTGCCATACGTGAAGCAGTTAAAGATCCTGATATATTCTGGGAAAATAATGTTGTAAAATCACAACCAATATTTGATTACTGTAGAAAGAATAATGTTAGATGTTTATATGCAAGTTCTGCAGCTGTTTATGAATGGTGGATAAATGCATATGCAATATCTAAGAAAGTAAATGAAATACAAGCACCACCTAATAGTGTGGGTATGAGATTCTTTAATGTATGGGCAGAGAAAGTTAGTCGTAGTGACATGATATATCGTATGTTAGAAGAAAAAACTGTAACTTATCTGACAAGACATAAAAGAGATTGGATTCATGTTAATGATATTGTAACTGCTATTGCAACTTTGATTCCAAGCAGTTATACTGGAGTATTGGATGTTGGCACAGGAAATCCTGTATCAGTTATCGACCTTGCAACTAAAATGGGAATGGGACACTTACCTATCAAAGAAGT